CAGGGCCCACAGAATAATAAGAATCAGCGCGCCCATGAATGTCATTGGGCTGCCGGCCCACAGGGCGAGTTTCTGCGAGATCTTTGCGAATTTCATTGCCGTGTTCCTTATTGGGATGCGCCTGAATGTGTGACAGCGCGGGCAATATGAAAATTCTTTCGGGTTTTGCGTATTCATTGAAATCTGTCTTGCGCTGGCTTCGGATGTAAGAAATCTCTGTATTTCGCAAATCCTGATCGGAATCTTTCTTTGTGCCGGTTTGTGTCTAGTATCAAGGACAGTCAATTTGCCAGCATGCAAGCACACGGATCGAAACCAGCTAAGAGGTCACTCATGGAATTCTTCGAAAAGTTAGCAAGTCTAGCCGCTAAAGTTCGTTTGCAGAGCGCTGCAATTCAGACGGAAGAAGCGACCAAAAACGCTTTTGTCATGCCCTTTATCAGCACAGTGCTGGGCTACGATGTCTTCGATCCGACTGAAGTGACTCCCGAATTCGTTTGCGATATCGGCACGAAAAAAGGAGAAAAAATTGATTACGCAATCATGAAGGGTGGAGAAGTTCAGATCCTTATCGAGTGCAAAAAAATTGGCGAGCCACTGCACATCAATCACGCGTCTCAGTTGTTTCGTTATTTCCATGTCACCAGCGCTCGAATCTCCATCCTTACTAACGGCCAGGTCTACAAATTTTTCACTGACCTGGATGCGCCCAACAAGATGGATGAGAAGCCATTCCTCGAGCTCGACCTGCTGGACATCGACGAGTATTCCGTCCCGGAATTGGTGAAACTCACCAAATCAGCTTTCGATGTGGATTCAATCATCAGCGCCGCAGGTGAGTTGAAATACGTCAGCCAAATCAAAAAGGTTATTGCGGCTCAAGTCAGCAAACCCGATGACGACTTCGTCAAAGTGTTCGCTTCGCGTGTCTACGATGGGGTAATTACTCAAAAGGTCCGCGAGCAGTTTCATGAACTGACAAGAAAAGCGGTCGTGCAATTCCTCAATGACCAGATTAACGAAAGGCTCAAGTCCGCCATGAGCGGTGCTATACAACCTGCGTTGGCTTCTTTGCCAGTTTCATCCAGTGGGGCTGAGCAGGCGGATGTGCGGGACGAGTCAGAGGACAAGGTCCTGACGACATTGGAAGAACTGGAGGGTTATCACATCGTTCGTGCTGTGGTTCGTTCTGTGGTCGATGCAAAGCGGATTGTTCAGCGCGACACTCAGAGTTACTTCGGTATTCTGCTCGACGACAACAACCGTAAACCGATCTGCCGTCTGCACTTCAATCGTTCACAGAAGTACATCGGTATCTTTGACGAAGAGAAGAATGAAACCCGACATGCGATAAATTCGATAGACGATATCTACGAGTATTCGGATCATTTGAAGAAGACGGTTGGGTATTACGCCTAGCAGCGCTTATCGTAAATCAGCAAAGATTGGCCCATATGGCCAATGCCAGTTAAGGATGATGCATATCTTGTGGCGAGGGAGCTTGCTCCCGCTGGACTGCGCAGCAGTCCCCTTCTTTTTTTGGTGAGAAAGGATGGGGGCGCTCCGCACCCCAACGGGAGCAAGCTCCCTCGCCACAGGTTTCTTATCGCTTGTGCTTCTCCGGCATAAGCCTAGGTGGTCGGTTTTTTGTGGCTGTTGTTTGCTACTTCAGTTTCACTACCCAACTCAAGTTACCCATCGCCTCACAACAACGCACCGACAGGAGAACGCAATGAGTTGGTCCGCCAAACAATACGTCGCTTTTGAAGATGAACGCACCCGCCCGGCGCGAGACCTGCTCGCCGCCATCCCGTCGGTGGAGGCGCGCTCGGCCATCGACATCGGGTGTGGTCCTGGCAATTCGACCGAGTTGCTGGTCGAGCGCTTCACCGGCGCCACGGTGCGGGGCGTCGACAGTTCGACCGACATGATCGAGGCCGCTCGCAAGCGCTTGCCAAACGTGCAGTTCGACACCGTTGATATCGGAACCTGGAACGATAGCGGCCCGTTCGACGTGATCTTCGCCAACGCCGTGTTGCAATGGCTACCCGATCACGCGACGTTATTGCCGTCGCTGGCCACCCGGCTGACCGAGGGCGGCAGCCTGGCAATCCAGATGCCCGACAACCTCAACGAACCCTCCCATCGCCTGATGCGCGAAGTCGCCGCCGAAGGTCCGTGGGCCAGCAAACTGGCGGACGCCGCCGGGCAACGCACAGAGATGGCCAGTGCCAGCGACTACTACTCGATGCTGCGACCACACTGTGCGCGCGTCGATGTGTGGCGCACCACTTACCATCATCCGCTGGCGGGTGGCGCGTCGGGTGTGGTCGAGTGGTTCAAGGGCAGCGGTTTGCGGCCGTTTCTCGAACCGTTGGATGAGGCGGAAAAGGCGCAATACCTCAAGCGATATCACGCTGCGATTGAGCAGGCTTATCCGGCGTTGAGCGATGGTTCGGTGCTGTTGCCGTTTCCGCGGTTGTTTATTGTCGCGACTCGCTAAGAACACACTGAACCTGTGGCGAGGGAGCAAGCTCCCTCGCCACAGGTTATCCATCGCTGCGGCAATCAGCGGTCGACCGCTACCAGCAACATCATCGGCCGTTCCCGCTCTTCAGCCAGCGCCGGTTGCGCCGCCACCTCAGCATCGCTCGGCCCCCATTCGTTGACATGCTCGATGCTGAAACCCGCGCCAATCAGCGTATTGAACAGCGTGCCAAGGGTTCGGTGCTGCTTGATCACACCTTCCGCCAGCCAGTTCGTCACCCGCTCGCCTTCCCGCTGATAGCTGTCCACCGGCCACCGCTTGCGGCCCTCGCCGTCGATCAACCATCCCGGATTGCGCGGAGCCATGAAGATCGGATGCTCGATGGAAAACACAAAGCGCGAACCAGGTTTAAGGGCCGCGTGGATCGTGGCGAACAACCCGGGCAGATCCTTGATGTAGTGCAACGCCAGTGAGCTGTACGCCAGGTCGAAACCGGCTTTGGGTAAATCAAGCTGTTCCAGATCTGCCCGTGAATAGTGGATATTTTCCGCCGATGTAGTCTTGTGAGCCTGCTCCAGCATCTTCTCCGAGACGTCCAGACCGAGCACGCTATCAGCGCCTTGCTCACTGGCCCAGCGGCTGAACCAGCCGTAACCGCAACCGAGGTCCACGACCTTCAGGCCTTTCATCGGTGGCAGCATTGATTTGAGTGCCGGCCATTCCGGTGCTGCATCGAGGCCTCCGAGGGAACGGCCCATTTGGCTGTAGCCCTGGAAAAACTCCGGATCGTCGTAGATGTTTTGAGTCATGTCGGGTTGCTCTGTTGAGATCGTTCACGGGCGGCACTTGGGGCACGCCGATTGGTTTTCCTCTAAGCGTTGTAGCGCGTATTCGTTGATGGCCGCGCGGGGGGAGGAGGCATTGGAAATGGTGAAAATGCGAGAGTATCCCGAAGAAACAAGGGTCAACAAGACGATGCACCGACCGGAAAACAGTTAACGCTCTTTCATGCGCAGCTCTCGGATTTTGCCTACAACCTAAGCGGGAATCAGCCGCTATCCACTGGTGAGTAGATAGGAAATAGTGTTCCGCAGAACGGAGTGCACGAAGGGTGATGAGTGATTGACGTCCGACAGATTTTGCCGGCTTCGCAGAAAGCGATGCTTAGGTTGGCGGCTAAAAGCCGAGAAGGAGGATCAATGCTCCAGAACGACCGCGAAAATTCACGGACCCAAAACGGTCCGCGAGAGGAGAAAGAAACATGTCCACACATCGTAATCGAGCAAGCATCGAGCAATTGCATCGTGAGATGGAGGCTTTAGCTGAAGAGATGAGACGCCCGGCCCCGACCAAAATCCGCACTACGTTGTTGCCGTTCAGCATCGGTGCTGCATTCGCGCTGACCCTGTTTGTCGTCGTCGCTTTTGTCGCAAAGCATCTTTAATTCTCTGTCGGCTCAGATACCTTTTTTCGTACTATCGGAGGCGCTGAAACAAACCTCATCGCTGTGCCCTCTCGGGCAACCTCCACCCCAACTAGCGCTTGTCGGCTATCTACCGTCCACAACTGATCAGCGGCGTCGTATAACTCACATCAGGTCCTGCCGCATAATCCAGTCTGGATTAGTCGGCAAATCGTCCCTCATCCTGAATGCCAATCTGACCAGGCACCGCTATTAACCGAGTCGCCTCGGTAGTGTGCCGCAGAAGTCACCACCCTGTTCTCCCTGCAGCCTTGCCTTTTGGAAATGCCGCAGAGGTGAAGTCGCTCCGCTAAGTAGGGGGGCTGCCATATCTTGGCTTCCATCATTTATGTAGCCGCGAGGTCTTCCTGAAACGCCGCATCGCCTGATTTAACGACTGCTGCGCAGCCGAACGCAGGCTTTGCCAGCTGCTACGAATCGAAGGCGCCCCGAAAGGCGCCTCGTATCACATCAGGACGGCTCTGCATCCATGCGTCGAGCGATCACATCCAGTACATCGCAACCGTCGCGCAAAGGCACACAGCAGAGCAATGCAAAATCGCTGAGGATGACCGAGTCGGTGGTGATGTCACCTCGCATGGCGAGGTTTTCGAGGATCTGCGTCACGGCTCGAATTCTGTAACTGGCCGTGCTGAGCAGTGAGTGCAGCGGTTGGGTGGTGTTGACGAACAGGGAAGGGAGATCGTCGGCGTTGCTGGTTAAAGCCATATATTCTTTCATGCGTGATTACCATGATAGGAGGAGGACCTGCCACTCAATCGTCGCCAAACAATAGGGTGGTAGCTGTACGCGGGTTGGCGAACCGGGCCATGGTAAAAACCGGCAGACCCTAGGGTCTCCCACGCACAGCCACCAAAAAAGAGGTAGCCAAGTGCGTTCAAAAACGCTCCGAGAAATACTCGAAGGCTTCTGTACCATGGAATCGAGTCGCCAAACCCGATACGCCATTATTGGCGTGGGTCGACTATAGGCTTCATGGTAAAAGCACAGCAATACGCAAGTGTACGGACAATTCCCTGTGTCGTGTAGGACGTTGCCTTTTCGGATATTGGCCACTTTCGTGCCATCAGTGAATGGTTGATCTACACCTGAATTGGCAGGTGTTGATTGGCAGTTCACACAAATCCCGCCCATAAAAAAACCGGCCACTCAGGACCGGTTTTTCTCTATCTCTACATCCCCCGTCAAAACAACCTCAACGTGAGACCAAAATTCGATTGGAGCGGGTGAAGGGAATCGAACCCTCGTTATCAGCTTGGGAAACTATTATTGGCGTAAGGCCATCATCCTCCGAAGAATATCAATAACCCCCTCAGCCCAGTAGAATCGTGCCTTTCAGCGTGGTGGGACATTCAGTATTTGTTCAGAGCGGGCCACAGTGGTTCCTGCGAACTGTCACCACCAACTGTCACCAACTACTAGGACGAGATACCTATGCTCACGGATAAGCAGATACGGGCGCTGCAGCCCAAGGAAAAGCCTTACGTCAAATCGGACGGGCGTAGTGCGAGGGGAGAGGGCGTATTGCTTCTCAAAATTCGCCCGAACGGAACAAAGGAATTCTATTTTCAACGCTTCGTTGGGGGAAAGAAGAAACTCACAAAGTTGGGTACATGGCCGGCGTTGAGCCTGACCGTTGCGAGAGACAGCTGTCGTGAAGAAAAGGAACTGATCATATCGGCGGGCACATTCCAGCAGCTCCTGGACAACTACATCGCCAAGCTCCGGGCCGAAAATGCGGCATCCGTCGAAGACGTGAAGAGTTCGTTCGAGCGCTATGTGTCGCGGCCCTTCCCACAAATGGTTCAGCGACCTGTCGCAATGATTGGACCAGTCGAGATCCGCACGGTAATCGCAAGGATGATCGATAAAGGCATCACCACCTACTGCAACCGCGTGCGATCGCAGCTACACGCCGCTTTTCAGTTGGGGCTGGAGCAGGAGCACAACCCTAGAAATTATCTGCAGAACAAGGTTCAGTTCGGCCTGCTGAGCAATCCCGTGGCCAGCATTCCGGTGCAGTCTGATTGGGAGCAACCAGGTAACAGGGCGTTGTCCGTCGTGGAGCTCAAGTCGCTATGGAACCTGCTCCCTGAGCAACTTTCATTGGTGACGTCGGAACTGATCAAATTCCTTATCGCGTCAGGTGGTCAACGTCCGCAGCAACTCCTGGGCACCACACGCAAGCAATACTTCGACGATCACCTGGTCATTCGTAACTTGAAGGGCGGCGACGGTGAGCGAATTTTGCACGCGGTGCCGTACAACAGATTGATGCGGCATAGCATCAAGACGCTGGATGAAATCAGCGAGACAAGTGTCTATCGATTCATGGGGAAGATGGAAGGTAGGCCGCTGCACACGCAGTCGTTGTCCAGGGCGGTGACAAAGCTTTACAGCCGGCACATGAAGCTATTCGATGGGCCGTTTACGCTCCGCGATATTCGCCGAACCTGTAAAACGCTAATGGGAGTTGCGGGCCTTGAGAAGGAGCTGCGCGATCGCATTCAAGGCCACGCATTTAACGATGTGTCTTCCAAGCACTACGACCGGTATGACTACTTCAAAGAAAAACAGCGCGGCCTGCAGCGTTGGTCATTGTGGTTGCAAAAGAATATCGCCACGACGGAGTGAAGCCGCTTACGCGGCCTCTGTAGGTCTCCACTGAGCAGGGTTTGCCTGCCAGGCAATGATTGCAGACTCTCTCCAACCAACGCGGCCTGGAGATATTGAGATAGGGCGGGGGAAACGCCCATCTTTCATTGATCGCCAAATGGTGGAGTGTGAAAGAGACGTTACCTCGATCACGTCCCTTTCACGCATAAAACGGTCTAACTTACCCACGTTGATTGCCTCCTTTAGTCCTTACGTAAAATAGGCCATGAGCGCGCATAGCGTTGCCCCAGTCCGCGACTCCGTGCCGGCCGGAACCGGTGATTACCTGTACATGCATTCTCGTTTTTCTCCGTGGTGTGTTAGGCCTTGAACTGCCAGCAGCTAACAGATTCAGGTGGTGGATTCAGAGGGGTGTTCTTGCGTTGAATGCTGTTAATCGCGCTGGACGTAGTGCGGTTCACGTCAATCAATTTGTGCGAGCGGCAGTCACGTAGCAGATGACGAAGGGTGCCGATGTCTGCGAGCTTCTGACGATGCTCTGCAGCGACTTTCGCGAAGCCGTTGAGGTTGATCGCGATTACGTCGGACTTCTTGCTGTGGTTAACCAACGGCTCACTGGTGAGCGATTCCAGATACTCATAGACCTGCCAGAACTCAACGACTTCAGGCGGGTCTGTGACGATCGCGGCCTGCCGTTCGTGGGCCATTTCAATGAGTTCTTGGCGCGCACGGGTAATCATGGTTTCGGACAGTGGCAACACCAGGGCGAGGCAATCCAAAAGAGCAAACATCATGCTGTGGTTCTTGATGATTCGCGCCGAGCTGAGTGTGCGCAGCGCACGTAGGTGTTCACGATGCTTGGGGTACGCTTCGGAAAATCGGGCCATCACCTGTGGCTCATGACTGATCGCCTGAACCAAAAAATTGCTCACTTCGTCCATTTCCATCTGGTTGAGCGCATCAGCCGCGGCACTGCTTTCTGGTGTGATTTTTGGCTTGAGGAAGTGCAGTTTTACGATCCGGCTGATAATCGCTTCGTGTCCCGTTACAGGGGCGTTCTGGCTGATCACGATCGTTCCACGGAACTCCGGCTCATAGGTTTCGTTCGTGTTGTTCTTCACGCCACGCGTGCCAAGCAGGCCACCGCCAAAGAAGTCTTTCAGTTCATCCCAATCGAAGGACTTGGTGTTCGATGCATCGCTATTCCGATCGCCCTCGATCAGCACGACTGGCATGCCAGCAACCTGGCCCATTGAGCGACTACGGCCTGACACAGTGCCCTTGGTTGGATCGAACCCCTCGTAGTGCCGACCGAAGAGCTTCCACAGGAACATGATCAGTGTGGTCTTACCGGCATCCGGCTCGCCGGTCGCTTCCAGGAACGGAAAGCTTTCGTATTGCGCCCGTATCTGTTCTGAAAATAATGAGCCGAACCAATACGTCAACGCGATCAATCCCTTTTCACCAAAGCACAGCCATAGCTTTGCCAGCCAATCATCGCGATAGCCGTCACTGCTCGCTTTTGGGTTGATCTTTACGTTCTTGACCAAGCACTTCACACGGCGTTTGCCGAACTCGAAATAGTCTTCTGTATTAGCCTTGAAAACTGTTCCGTTGTGGCAGGCGAGGTCATTGAAGATGTAGGCGCCGTGATCTTTGCTGTAGCCCACAAAATCCACGGTTTCGACGGTTTTAATCCCCTCGATCTGCTTCATGGAGATTTGATCCAGATGCTTTTGTGCACCAAGCCAGATGGCACTGGAATAGAGCAGCCGGGCCTTGAACTCGCTGCTCGATGCGAATTGTTTTAGCGTGAAGGTGATCTTTTCGCTGGGGGCATCATTTGGCGGGTTAATCCGGACGTAATACCAAGCTTCGCCGGTGGACTCGTTCAACTGCTTATACAAAGTATCGAAGTTGCAGTTGGCCAGGAGTTTCAGTGAACAGGCGGTCTCCAGCGCTTTGCGCCGGGCACCTTTCTCGGTAAGCAGTTGATCCTCATGATTGTCACTGTTCAGCAGTTCGCGCTGTTCTTCGTCGAGTTTGTGCAGGTCGAACTTCGCCCAATACAGACGATTTTGAAAATCAAGGTGGAACTCTGTTCCCTCTTCTGACCAGTCATAGATTAGTAGGGCCTTTTCCTTCGCCGACTCCGCCAGCAACAGATCGCCCTGGTGCCGTGCAATTTCAAAGTCACGCTTGCGACGGTGAATACGCTTCTGCTCGTCGTCCTCAAACTGCCAACGTTGATGCAGGTCGTTCCAATCGACTTTACGGCCGGGTTGCGGGATCAGTGCTGCCCTGCAGGTAAACCCCATTTCGCGAGCCAAACGCACCCAACGTCGGGCGTATTCACAAGCCCCAGGCTCATTGTCCGGAGCCCATACGAGCGTTGGCAGCTTCCCTTTTCGCAGTTCAACGAGCTGTTGCAGTGACGCCTCAGGGAAAGCGTTGGATGACATGGCGGCCACTGCAGCAATGTCGTTATGAACGAGTGCAATGGCGTCAAAGATTCCTTCGGTGATCCAGAGTTCTTTGACCTCGAGCAAGTCGATGCAGGGCGGACACCACCACACACCTTTGTAGCTTTCACCCGGTTTGAAGCGTGCTTTTTTCTTTCCGAAGCGATGCGGCTTATCAATCAGTCGTTCCCAGTAACCACCTTTTTCGAGGGCAAAGCGCACGGTGGCACTGCCGGCATTTGCTTCAGGAGAGAAGTAGCTGTCTTGTGAGTACCAACCCGAGATGATCTCAAGGCGAAAGCCGCGCCCGAACTCCAAATAGGCCCGTGCTGTGGCGTTTGGTTGATCATTCGTTACCGGTGCGCGCTTGCTCCAGTCTTCGAAGAGATCGTTGTAGATTTCCTTGACCGGCATGGTGTGCTTGCACTTTTCAGGGCGACCACAGATCACCATCCAGGGGGCGGAAAATCGCGTGAACAAAGTTTTCTGATTGCAGTTGGGGCAAGTGCCGCCACGCATGTAGTCGGTGCCACTGCGGTGTCTGAGGCCGTAGTCGGACTCAAGGCGCTGCAATACGTCGTGACGCAGATCGTCTCTCATGGTTATTTCGCTGCTTGGAGGCTGAGTGTGAGGGCGCCGATCAGGTGTTTCTGAGCGGCCATCACAGGGCTATTGGCAAGGATCGATCCGTGGCGCAGGCCATCGGGAATCAAGCGGTACTGGTCTGCGTACCAAAGGTCGTTGAAGCTGAGACGATATTGCTCGCGCAGACTGGCCAAGAGCGCTTTCGCCTGATCGGGCGTCAGTTTTGCGTTGATGTTCATGGCGTGTTCCATCGTCAAACCTCAATTTCGGGCGCAGCTCACCCAAACCCACGACAGTGGGGCAGGCGGTTTATGGGTTGGGAATTACGGTGCGGTTACGCGGAAACGACTGTTGTCCGGCGTGTTGAGAATGCGTTCGTAGATCAGACTTACAGGGACTGCCCAGGCGTTTCCTGTGGCGGGATCGATGATGATGGTGTGCGTCGACGTGCTGCTGACGATATCCAGACGCTGCCGATCGCGGACTGCAGACATGTCGGTGCAGGCCAAATGCACCATCTTTTCAGCCACCGTCGTTAGGACGTCATAGTCGGTTACCAAGTGCTGTACTGCCCGGTCGAACAACAGCCGATTGTCGACCAGGTGCTCACATTGGTGGCGCTCCAGGAAAACAAGCGCGGCGGCTTTTAGCATGTCTTGATATTCCTTTACTGCAGGCAGATTGTTCATTGAACTTTCCCCGGCTTGGCGCGGTACAGATCGATAGCTGCCAGCACTTCACTGTGTCGTGCGGCCATGTGGAGGTTGTGGGCGTTGAGGATGATTTCGGCTTCTTTCTCGTTAATAGACCCGTCTTCCAATGCCTGGGCAATCGCCTGGTCAACGCAACCACGCTTCGCTGAAACCTGAACCGAACGGGCATACAGTTCGACGTTATCCAACGTTTCAGGGTCGGCGACTGGTACAAACAACCCGCCGTACATTTGCGCAACATAGTTCGGGAAATGAAGGGTGCCACGCTCTTGTTCAAGCAAGAAAACTTGGGCATCACTCAGCGGTCTGCAACCCGCGTTTTCATAGGTTTGGTTGTCGAATTTTTTAACTTTCATTCCCAGGTGAGCTGCAGCGCCTTCGCGTCCATTGGGGTAGCTGCGAATGATCTCGCTCATCATGTCCTTACGCGTCTTTAGAACCGGGCTTTTCATTTTCTACTGTTCCCTGTTGGTCAGTGCCGTTACTGTTCAATCACGCCGTCTTTGATGCCAAGTAATACGGCGGCGCGATGTGCCTCCCCACGGCGACAATGGCTCTGACCACTCAGCACCGCGTAAACGGTGCTAGGGTTCAATCCGTTCAATTCGGCAAAGTTCTTCGCGGTCTGGCCGCGCTTCTCTAAGGCTTCACGCGCTTGTTGCCGAGCTTGCTCGTTGGTGCTTGCGTTGGGCATAGTGCAGATCCGTGCAGTTTCATGTGGTGTGAGATGCACAATGATGCACTTCGGTGCATTTGTAAATATAAGAGATGAATAATTTTGCACCTTTCCGAAGAGATAGGCACCCGACTGCAGGAAGAGCGGAAGCGTTGTGGTTTGACGCAGAACGGGCTTGCTGACGCCCTTGGCATCGCCAAACGTACCCAAGCGAACTACGAGTCTGGTTCTAGTGACGCGACGGCGTCCTATCTGAGCAAAGTGGCGAGTGAGTTCGGTTTTGACGTCCCATACATCCTCAATGGCTTGCGCACTACTTTGGCTGAGCACGCGTTAAGCGATGTCGAAGACTGCTTGGTAAAGCAGTACAGAAGCATCACGCCATTTGATCAGGAAGCTATTCGTCGTTTCCTGCAAGCTATGGCCGACGACGCTGTCCGTAATCGGAATTAACTAGTAACAAAGCATGTGCGGCAATCGTCAGCCCTGTGCTCTCTACCCAGTTCCTGCCCGGATAATTGATCCAGCAATGCACTTATGGAGTAGGAAGCATGTTGGATCGCACGACAATTGAACGCGACCGCGTTGGAATGACCGAAATCGAATGGCCTGGCCTGACGAAAATTGAACACCGTCTGATCGAACTCTTCCGTCGTTTGGGTGAGCTGGACCAGCAACAAGTCCGCCGAGTCACTGAAATTCTGGTTACCAGCCCAAATGCGTCGGCGGTGGATAGCCCCAGTCGTTGTGTCTGAGATAGATCGTTCGAAGTAATCGATCGCCGACATTCTGAGTCGGCGGTTTGCGCCTTACGCCACCGCTTGTGATCCCAGCTGTTCAAACAGCTCTCTCTGTTTTGCCCTGGGCATATCCCTCAATCGATCAAACAACATCCTTTCGAACGACTGGGCCGATGGGCTCAGCGTGTGTGAAAACGTCAGGTTCGCGACCCACGTGTGTCCGCACTTTGCGTCCAGACACTGGCAGTACAACTTCGCAAAATCCATCGATAGCTCGTCACGCGAAGCGATCCGGCCTTTGTGCCCGCATTTACATGTAACTCGCATTGTGTGTCCCTCCCCAGGGCAGCCAATCACTGCTATTTTGCCACAATATGTAGTGCTTATCTCTTTGCTGCGTACTTCATGTAGTGGAATCAACTGTTTCTTTCGGTTCTTTCCAGGTGAATCGCCTGTCTTCACGTAGCGAATCATTCAACTGGTTGAACAACTGGCAGATCGGACGAATCTCGTTGCTGGTGTACACCCGATCGATCTTCTCGATATCACCAAAGCCCGCGTTGTTTTCCGGAATGATGCCGGCTAGCGCGGGGTTCATCCGCCATGCGGCAATCACGTCGTTACGCGTGATGTTCTTGACCTTCTCCAGCTCGTCCTTGGCCTGGAAGTCCCCCACCGGGATGATCTGAATTGCTTTCTCGGTACCGCCCGGGATGTTCACGAACAGCGATCGAAAGTTACCCACACCCTTGCTCGCACTGATCTGATCGCGCAGTGATACTTCGTCTTCCTCGGTCAGGTTCGGGTCGTTGGTGTAGAAGATGTAACCTGCGTGGGCGCCGTTGCTGTAGTAGCGCCGGCGAAAGAGGGTAGCGGCCTCATTGAGCAGCAGCGCCTGCATGCCGCCCAGGTACTCCGGCACGCCGTAGATGTTTTGTTCCACGTCATAGTTCATGACGTGTTCAACCTCGTCTTCGCTGAACTCCAGCTCCTTGCCGTCTTTCTGCAGCATCACAAACCCGCCGCCGACCTTTACCCGCATGTTGATCGCCGGCAAATGATCCATCTCCAGCACCTGGCCGAAAGCGTTGCGGTTGCGGCGAAAATACGCCTCGCCGAACACCATAAAATCCAGCGCTGCACAGCTCATGGTTTTGATCGAGCAGCCTTTGGACGATACGAACTCACGCAGCAACAGGTTGCGTTTGAAGCCGGGAATGGCGCCGTGGTGCGCGTTGGCGCGCAGCAGTTTGGCCAGGCCTTGGCGTGACACCGGCGGCGTGTAGGTTCGTCCGTCGTGGGTGGCGAACACGCCCAGGTAATGCCCGATGTTTTCGGACAGTACCTGCTCCGGCGCACCGAATGAAAAGGCCCGCATCGGACCGGTTGCCGGTGGTTGCTGCTGATTTTTTGCTGGTTTGCCCATGGGTGCTTGATCCGCTAAAGGTGTAGCGGCTGCGCCGCTGTTTGTTGGTGTTGAGGGGTTCATGGGCGAGGGCGTGCATGATCGCCCAGGCAATGTCGGCGTGGCCGGAGGCGTCGGTGCGCGATGCGCTGTAGGTCACTTGACCGCCGCCGGTGGTGCCGCGCTTGATCGTCAGGAAGGCCTGAGCGATGTCGTTCCAGCCGGCGTCCCATTCGATGCGGCTGCCTTGGATCGTGTCCTGCGCCTTGAGCACCAAGGTGTTTTTGGTCTCAAGGCTGTAGTGGATCGAGGTCGCACGCGGGTAGAAGTCGCGCACCAGGTCGAACACGCCGTACCCGATGCCTGTGGTGTCGATGCCGATGTGTTGCACGTTGAAGCGCTCGGTGAGTTTCTTGACCTGCTCGGCCTGGTACTTGAACGACTGCCCCCGCCAGCTGTGCTTTTCCAGAATCCGGAACTTGCCGCCGTTCTCGAGCGGCGGGGCGATGACCACGCAACTGGCATCGTCGCGGGTGCGGCTCGGGTCGTAGCCGATCCAGACGGGGCTGTTACCAAACGGACGCGGGTCGTCGGGGTCGTAGTCGGTCCACAACGACTGGTCGGAGTAGCAACGCTCCAGGTCGGCCAGGGAAAAGGCACTTTGCGTGCTGTCGATGAACTTGCACATGAACAGCTGCTGAAATTTGTCTTCGTCGTACTCCAGCTGCAGCTGCTCGAGGTCGAACAGATTACAACCGCCGGTGATGGCGTCGAGGATCGTAATGACCTTGCGCCATTGCCCGTCCGGACACAGCGAGCCCGCCGCCGCTTGCGCCTCACTGGGCCACGGATCCTTGGCGTTCTTGCGTTTGCTGTTGCGGAATTTCTCGCCGGTCCAGAACGGATAGGCCTGGTGCGAGACGGCGCTGGGCGTTGAAAAGTAAGTCTTGCGCCACTTCTTGTGGGTGGCCATGGCACTGGCGACGGTGTTCAGTTTTTCGAAGTCGCGGATCCAGAAATATTCGTCAACGTAGACGTGGCCATGGTGACCCTGGGCGGTACTGCTGTTGGTGCTGAGAAAACGCAACTCGGCCCATGGCTTGCCGTCTTTGCTCAACACGATCGGGTTGCCGGTCAGCTCCAGGCCGAACCATTCCTGGGCGAACGACACGATGTAGCTACGGAAAATCTCGGACTGGGCGCGGCTGGCCGACAGGAAAATCTGGTTGTCGCCAGTCAGCACGGCGTCCATGAACGCTTCGCCGGCGAAGTAGTAGGTCAGGCCCACCTGGCGGCTTTTGAGAATGTTCCGGATCCGACTCGTCAGCGGATTCTGTTTGGCGGCAAACAGCTCCTTTTGGTAGCCGTACATTTTGCTGATGAACTTGTCGAGAAAGTCGACTTCGGTCAGTTCGCCGACTTCGTTTTTAGCCTTCTTCTCGCGCTTCTTGCCGCCCTTGTCGTGGCGATCGCCTCGCTCTCGACGCTCACTGCGTTGTCCTTCACGGCGCTGGCCATCGTCCGCCGGCGGATCACCGATCGGCGCCGGTACCGGTTTTATGGATTGCTTCAATAGCCGATCACGAATGGTGGTCAGCCGGTCGAGTTCGTCCAGGTCGCCTTTGGTTAGCGACGTAGCTTTATCCAGGAGGAGGGTGATGCGGCGTCCGACGGCGGTCAGCGGTTCTTCATCCGACAGCATGTCGTCCCACTCACCCTGGCGGATCCAGTAGTAAATGATCCGGATGTTGGGGAGGGACAATTGCGCCTGAATTTCACGCGGCTTGCAGCGGCGCAAATAAAGGCGTTTGGCGGCTTCTTTTAGTTCGGGGGCGTAGGGCATGGCCGCAGTCTATGCGGCGAAAACGCGGGAAACGCGGGGTTAAAATCCGTGTTCGTCCTATATCAGCGAAATAGGACCAGAGCAAAAGTGAACCGTTTGTTTGGTGCTCGGCCGGTGCCTATCGTGGCGGCTCAAATCACCGATTGAGCGCAGTTATCGCCCATGCCCCGTTCCCTTGTTTCGTTCTGGAAACGTGTCGCCACCAGCGGCACTACCGCTGACGGTCGTGAAATCCTTCCCCAGGAACTGCGCGATATCGCTGAGACCTACAACCCAGCCAAATACACGGCCGTGATCTGGTGTGAACACGATCGCTGGTTCGGTTCCCACGGGACCGTTTTTGCGGTGCGCCTGGTTGAAGACGCCGAAGGCTTGGAGCCCGGTCAGGTCGCATTGGAAGCGCAGCTCAAGCCCAACGACAAGCTGCTGTGCCTCAACGACCAGGGCGAAAAGCTGTTCACCAGTATCGAAATCACCCCGAACTTCGCAAGCAGCGGCAA